GTCTGTTTCTAGGAATCTACCTAGTAGATATTTAGAAGCAACCATAGATTTACCAGCTTGTTCACCACCAGCTACTAAGATAAATCTTTTCCTAGACTGTAGTATTGGTTTTTGTAAATCAGTTGGAGCAAAATCTACTTTCTCATAGATAAAATCAGCTAGTTCATTAATCTCCACTTTTGCCTCTTAATATATCTTCTGCTTGTTGTTGTGCTGTTTTAGTTTCAGCACTATCGCTTTCATCAAACTTAATACCTTTAAATTTAGATTTAAGTTCTTTCATAATATCTTTAGCAGTCTCGTCATTTACCTGTGCATTGTCTTTATACTTATCAGGTAGTAGACCTTTGAGTGCAAATATTAGAATAACTGGGTTAGATTTAGGGTCTTTAGCTCTTTGAAATAAAGTCAGTTCTATATCTTCGGCAAAGTTTTCTTTAACGTCATTAAATTTACTAACAAAATTAAATTTATCTTCTCGTTTCCAACGTTTATACGTGCTTCTGTGAATACCTGTTTCTGTACAGGCACGAGCAATAGTTCCGTATTCTCCAAACGCTGATAAAAATAAATCTTGTCTAGCTTTGATTGCTTCAGGATTATTACCTGGCATATCAGGAACAGCGTTACTAGCCATAATTACCTTCTCATAGTTTTCTTTTTATTCTTTTTAGGTGGTCGTCCACGTTTTGAGCCGTATGTACCTTTTCCTCTAGGCATAAAATCCTCCTTATAACTCCTACCATTTAACTTTATCAGCCCAGTAGGCTGCAGACATCTTACCTTTGGCTATATTTTTGCCATGACGAGCTTTAAAAGACTTACGTCTGGCTTTTTGTTTAGCAGTTTTAGGGCTTTTACCAGCTCCACTTACGCCTTGTTGACCGAATCTAATAGTTTTTACTTGGTCACCAGACTTAGCAACTACTACGTGTGACTTAGTGGGGTGGCTAGGTGTACGTTTTGGCTTGTTGTATCCAGAAACGCCCGCTCGTTTTAACCTTGAGTCTTTTGGTTTTGCCATAAATAACTCCAATTACTGCCAATAACTTGGTTCACCTTCTTTCATTATAAGATACCATATATGTTTATTGCTACACTTGTATTTAAATCTACTTAAATGTGGATATCTGGTAGATTCACAGCGTTCTCCACAACCATCATATGGACATCTCATCTCATATCTCAGAGCAACATTACCATATCCGTTAGTAAAAGTCATAACATAGACTAATTTACTACCTTGAAGGGTTTTCTGACCTTTTTTACGGACAACAATCGTATCTACTTCACTACCAGAGCTTTTTCTTTTTATCTTGTAAGGTGGGGCAGTTGAATAATCAGTATACCCACAGATGATACATTTATACCCATCATCCGTAAGCATAGTTGCTCCCAAACACTTACTACAACCTCTTATCTTAACCATAAAAATCATGTTAGCATAAACAAGGTGGAAACGGAAACTAGGGCGTGGTGCTTTGCCTCACCACCATTGACCAATCCGTTCAGTACGTTGCCCTAGACTAATCTGTGTCTTTCCACCACCTTAAACATTTACAGGCACAGTGTGATACAATAACCTCGAATCATAGTTATCTCCTATATAACATTTTGATTCCCTCTTAAACCTCCATAAATGTTGCTTCCGTTTATGGGGGTTTATTTTTTCAGGAATTATTCTTCCCTTGACAGTATTAATTTGTAATTTGTATAATTTTAGAAACCAGGAACTTAAAGTTAATAAAGTTAAAAAAAGAATAGTATAGAATAGTTACTAGTATCTTAGTAACTAGTTACTATTCTTCTCTTTTTGTATTTTTTAAAATATACAGTACCCAAAAACTAGAACCCAGAAACTATACCTTCTCTTTTACAGAAATTAAATATAGAAGGGTATACTCCGATGCTTCCCCCCAAATACAAGCCCTACCCCACTCTAACCAGCAACTAGTCCCTAGTGACTAGTTACTAGGTTAGTAGTGGGGAGGTCTTACGGGTACCTTTCTTAGGCAAATCCAGGTTTCACATATCCATATAAGCATATAGATATATATCAATAGGTTTATATAGGGATATATCCATATACATATATATAAATATATATCTTTTTATATATGGTGCTATAGGCATTTATTTATATATTTACTACCCTAGGTAATAAGGTGCATAATGCCATTAATCAGTGCATTAATCACTTTCGGGGAAAATTCGTGCCTAACTGGAGGATTTTTCGGCTGCACTCATTAATCACTTTTAATTGCTCCAGCAATCCCTCCAGATACCTTAAATAATCCCTCCAGATACCTTAAAAATTTACTGGGTAAACCCTAAAAAACTAGGAAATATTTTTCTATTTTAGAGATTGCAACCCCTGAAATATGCTATTTTTTTGGTATTTTTTGAAATCTTCTAGATAAATAATTATTTTGTGACTAGATAACCAATTTAAATCTGTCAAATAAAATCTTACCAGTATGCAAAATTCGTGCCTAAAAATCCTTCAACACCTTAAAAAACACGTAAATTTTAACAAAATGCCAAAAATGGGCTATTTTGGGGTGTTTTTGGGGTATTTTTACTGTGTTTCTAGGGTTTTGGCTATTGCATGATTTATTTATCTATTGTACATTAGAGACATCAAATTAATTAATACATAAATGGAGTTGAATACATAACTGAAGGGACCAAGGCTAGTTACCTAGGTAACGACAGAACAAACAAATGCAGTACATATATATAACATAAGATTAAAGAATTACAGTCTGAGACCTTCCCCAGATGCTAGCAATAGCGACCACATTGTCTTAGATAGCTAAGACCAAGATTGTAAAACTTCCCCAACATCGTGACTAATCATCATATCAAACAAGCCAAAATTATCTCAGTATAATTCACTACTAGAACAGATAATTATGTATACCGAAGTATACAACATTGGGATAGGGCAGACTATCTCAAGACCGCCAGAAGTACGTTGTCTAACGGGCACTATCAATAGTGATTAACATGGCAATCAGGGCGATATGTTAGTAAGAACATAGCGGTCAAGTGTCCCTCAAACTCTTAACCATAGAGAACGGACTAGGCAAAGTATATAAAACTACTTATGAAAGCGTACTGTCTAAGCTGTATGGGCTTACCAGCTGGTAGGTCCTAGGTTAATAACTTGAGAATTGAAAACTAGTCACCTGGTGACTGGCGGCAGGCTATCCTACCGGGATATTCGAGCAGGTACTAACGTACCTAAACAGTTATTCCATTGATATTATCAATGACGTTACCATTTCCAGTTAATACGAAATTAACGAAATACAGTGAACAAGACCCAAAACGAACACATAATAATAACAATTATGTTTGGGCAATCAGTTACTCAAATATCAAGCCTTAAAAAAGTTTGATATGTGTAATTGAGTAGCTGATTTGTTCTGTATCTAAGAAAACTTATTCTTACTGATGAGATTAGCTAGTCACTAATTGAAATACAGAAAAACCAAAACCACATGCAAGGGGGAATTATGACTACGAAAACAAATATAAATAATATCGAAGTGGATGTTAACCACGTAGTTGAGAACTTGGTGCAACGCATGCACGAGGACAAAATCTACGAGGACAAACCATACAACGCTATGGGGTTGGTACTGTCGCTATTAGAAGATACACACAGCTGTTTAGATAGTAAATATTGTGACTGGGATATGGCTGATTGGGACATTGACGGCGCACCAGTAATTAATAGTTGCATATTAGATATAGAAGAAACTATTGCCAAAAAGCAAATCAACACAGTGATATAAGGGGGAATTATGGCTTATCAAGACTATGCACCAAGGGTATATTTAGAAAAAGTGGATGAACAATTCGGAGAAGTCATGGAATGGGTAGACATTAGTGACTGTCGAACAGAACAAGACTTCATAGAGACATGTTATGCATTCTATGGACAAGAACAGCAAATTAATGTCCTGGAATGGAAGTATATTCCTGATGAAATGATGATTGAAGAAGAATACTACACCTACCCAGAACCAGAATTGTTTGCACTTATAGCTACAGGTAGCTATGAATTAGTCATGGAATTTTTAGAAGAAACAGAATATGAAGATTTAGATGACTACGTAGGTAATGACGCATGGAGTCATATTCCAGAAGAATATGATTTTGATTATGTAGCTAAAAATGTCAAAGACATAATTAAAATTATGGATAACCAATTGGAAGGTAGCTACATAGATTTCGAAGAATTTGCAGAAGAACATTTCGGAGAAACAGAAAACTACGGTTGTGATTGTAGAGATTGGATTGATTGGCAAAGATATATTGATGACAAATTAGAAGGGGATTATGTATTCAATCATGATACAGGTCACGTATGGAAAATAAAGGGGAACGAGAATGAGTAAATTGTATGAAACTTATAAAGATATATACCTAGAAGTTTATAAACATGGTGTATCAGATGGATTGCTTGGAGGTGTCAATCCTTATTATGAAGCGGATAAATACACGGGTCAATTTAGCCAAATCTACAACGAAGGTTTTGAGTTTGGCATGAGTTTGTGGCACAAGCAAAAAGAAATGAAGAATGATGAATAGTGTAACAAAAGAATATGTGATATAATCTATTAATAAAGTTTAATATAGGAGATTAAACATGCTAGATACAACAGTAAAAGAAAAAATGAAACTAACAGCACCAGAAATAGGTAGTAAGGTATGGACTGAGGAAATTATCCATGGCGAGTATGGTCTAAAGAATGCCATAGACAGTGGCACTGAACACCAGTGGATACGTGGATTTGATAAGGGTCACGTTCGACCCTTGAGAGTATTAAGTAAAAATAAATTCGTACCTTATCAAGGTAGGAATGCAATCATGTTAGCTATGTTATCTTTACATAGCGACCCTAGATTTATAGGTAGGGGTACAGCTAGAAAACTTGGAGCAAGTGTAGAAGATTTAAAAAATCTTAAAAACGTTAAAAGTTACATGGTTGTATTTACAACTATGTATCCAATTAATTTGGAAACAAAAAAGAGGATACCTGAAGATTGGATAAAAGAAAATCCCGAAGAATGGCAAAGATTAAAGGATGAAAAGAAAGTATTTTTTAAACGAACATTGCCAGTATATAAATGGGTATACAATGTAGAAGATATCCCAAGCCTGAAGTTAGCCCCTCTACCAGAAATGAAACTACCCAACGAAGACTTCACACCTTCAGAAATGTTTACCAATATAATTAAAGAAATGGAGAACGCTCCTAAGATTGTACATAACAATGGAGATAGAAATTTCTACAGAAAATCTGAGGACACTATAGTATTAGTAGACCCTAGACGCTACCATGACGAGAACGAATACTACTCTACAGCATTCCACGAGTTGGTACATTCAACAGGTCATGACACCAGATGTGACAGGAAAAACGTAGGACATAGTTTATTTGGTAGCGAGCAGTACGCTGAGGAAGAATTAGTAGCTGAGTTAGGAGCTATGATGTTGTGCCAAATGTTAGGTATAAAAACTACAACTAACAACTCAAAAGAATATTTACGCAGTTGGTTGTCGGCATTAGAAAACAACACATCATTACTCTACAACGCAACCGACCAAGCATATAAAGCAATAGATAATATATTAGGGGGTCTTAATGAATAAGAATGAATTTGCAGATAAGGTACAGAAGTTAATGGCTAATCATACTCAAATAGAAAAAGAATTAACTACCAGTAATAAAGAAAAACAAAAAGAAATAGATTATTACGAGTCATTAATAATTATAAAGATATATAAATTTATCAAAAGAATTATAAGGAGATTTTAAAAATGAGTAATGTAATTGAAGACTTAAAAAAGAAAGGCATACAAAATACTAGTAAATTGTTTGAAGATATCCAAGAAGATTTATCTGCAAACCCTGACATGGTACGCGAATTAATAAAAGACCACGTAAAAACTTATGACGTAGATGATTGTACGGATTGGATTGAGACACAAGGAATAAATATAGAAGATTATAAATAGTACTAGTTAAATATATACGTGCCTCTATCGACCTGATAGAGCTACTAGAAAGCAAATTAAAATCATAGGGAGATAACAAATGAAATTATTAGAAATAGATTATCACAGAAACGGAATGAGTGGCAGAGGTTTTTATGTTGCCATAATTGAAAATTACGTTAATGAGTCATTTAAAAATGCAAAATTCTTAGTAACATTTTTTCCTGAATATGACAATGATGAAAATTTATATTATGGGAAGGGACTACTTACATCAGTAGTTTGTATTGATTTATTACAAGGAGAAAAAGCAACAGTAGCATTTGGAATTAATTCATGGCGACCAGAGCCTTATCATGATTTTATGGTAGATACGGCAATACCACAATACAACAAAGAACATGGAATATATCAAGTTAATAAGGAGATAGCATGAGCCATACAGTAAATGACAAAGCATATGAAGATATTTATGAATACTTGTATGAGCTTTTTAAAAGAGAACCAACACTAAAAGAAATGCAAGAAGAATTTGAAAGAAGGAGTAGATAGTATGACAGAACCAATAGATAGCCAAGAAATGTTAGCAGAATATGGAGCAATAAAATCAGCAGATAATGCAGTTTTAGAGCATTTCATAGCATTTGCTAAACGTCAACAAAAAATATATAAATCAGACTTAGAACGCATTAATCATTTTGGTTTTGAAAAAGCCATGAAAATGATTTTATATTCTGATACAAAAGAAGATTTAATAGAAGCCAATTTACCTGTAACAGAACGAACTGTAGTAGCCCATATAGAAACTTATATAAAAAATAATAAAGAAAATATAGAAATGGCAAAAGAAGAAAGGAGATAAACAATGAGTATGCTAACAGCAAAAGAAATAGAACAAACTAAATATGAAGACAAATTTAATTTAATAGGTCGTAAAATTATAGGAATAAGATGGCTTACAAAAGAAGAATCTGATTCTCTTTTTGGGTGGTATCATCAGCCAATCACGATAATGCTTGATGATGGTACACAGTTAATTCCACAATCAGATGACGAGGGTAATGACGCAGGTGTAATTCATATACTACCCTTTGACCTAGAAAAAGAAACTGACATTATGTACGTTCAAAGATGGAGATAACATGGCAGATAACTTTAACCAATGGGATGGATTAAGTGAGTCAGAATTAATACCTGATTACTACCCTTGTGTAGAGTGTGGAGAAGCACGAGACATTAAACATGTATTTGTAGACACAGATAAAAAAGTTAGATGTCCGACTCACATGTTGGCTCACATAAATACAATATTATTCACAGGATAGGAGAATCAAATGAGTGATGGAGATAAAGATTATTGGAAAGGTGTAGATTTAGGAGATGAATTTGACCAATGTAAAGAAGAAATAAATGAAGCTATCGAAGATTTTAAACAAGGTGTTATAGATTACTTTTTAGAAAGTGCCTCTAATGAATCAGGTAATTATTATTACAATGAAGGTGCAAACTTTGGAGACTATTTGTATTGTACCCAAGAGGACATGATTATAGATGGGAAACACAAGAGTTTGTTTGATGGATAAAAGTAACAAGATTGAATCTATAAAAGAAATAACAGATGACGAGCTGACTTATCTTGGATGCAATCCAGGAGAATATGAAGATGCCATCATTGGAATAGCACATAGATTTGGAACAGAACCTATTGTCGCTTATGACTACGACAAAGTTCTTGAATTATTAACAGAACGATTTAAAGAAGAAGGAAGCCCAGACCCACATATGGATGCCGTTGAATGGTTTAATTTCAATATCATTGGCAGTTGGGTCGGAGATAAGACACCAATATTTATTCAAACTATATAAATAAGTAACAGGAGATAACTTATGAATAGAAAAAAAGAAATTTTTACCGAAGAAGCTAAACGTTTGTATGGAATAACCCCTTACTCTGTAAGAAATTATTCAGATTTTAAGGATGGCTCTATTACTAGAGTATTTGAATGGTTTACAGAATCATGGGGCTTTGACCATAAAAGAAAAGAAATTCTAGAAATAGCAGAAGTTGATTCAGTATTTGCTGATAAAGGAAGATTAGCAAAATTAAAATATCTTGCTAAAGAAAATGAAGAAATGGCAACCTTGAACGAAGAGGCAGGATTTACTTCAATAGCTTTGGTCAGACGATTGTTTGAAGAACCTGCAGGAGAGTTTGAAGAACACAGAGACTACATATACTTTGACCTAGAAGGTAACTTAGAAAGTGAATTGTTTCACGTACCTAAAGATTTTCTTAAAGAAATTAAAGAAAACAAAGAATGGTTAGGTAAAGTAGGTATAGGAGAATATAACCAAGAGCGTGGAGCACATCTTAGTTATTGGAGTTAAATAAAAACAATAGGAGAATAGTATGTCTAAAAATATAAATAACAATTTTACCCAGAGAGTAGAACAAGTAACAATGTTAGTAGCAATAGATAAAGATGCCTACCCTGATAAAACACTGGACTTAATTATGGAAATTGCTATGAAACACCCTCAAGTTGTAGAGCAACTTCAAGTTATTGATTGTACTGTAGAACCTTTAGAGTTGTCAGGTGTTCAATACAAGAATTTGACATAAATAATAAGAGTATGTATAATAGTATTTAGAAACAGTATCTATACTAATCTTATTATAATAATATATAGAATAGTATAGTAACTAGTTTCTAGATACTAAAAGGAATAAAACATGGAAAATAAAACAAGAACACAGAAAGCTAAGAGGTTAGCTAAAGAAATATATGACACATATTTGCCATATGCTAGTCGTGAAATTGCAATTTCAATATCCGAGATAGAAGTAAGAAAATCTATGATGGATTTTGAACATAATCTTAAGATAAAAAATATAGATGTAAAACCAAATGAAATTTGGATAGAACACGAAACTCATGAGTTACCAAAACTTAAGTTTAATATACATAAAGAAATTAATATTTTTGATAATCTCATGAAGGAATATCTTGTTGAATGTTTATTGGATTGGTCAAATGAAACTTTTGATAAAGCCTGTGAAAATATACTTACAAATCATCCAAGTCAAAAATTGTTAAATCGTTTTCATAAAGATTTAAAACATAATGAAACTGTATATTGGAAAGAAAAATTTAAAGAATTAAATCCAGACTCGGATTGGCAACCCCCAGATGAAGATAAAGGAGAATAAAAAAATAATGGCAATAAAACTAAATACAGCATATAAATGTTCTGATTGTTCAAAGAGTTTATATAACGTAGATGAAATTGCAAAGCTGTTAAACGTACATCCCAGAACAATATTAAGATGGGTAAACAGTGGAGATTTAAAAGCATTTAACCTAAGAGGTTATTACTTTACAGAAGAACAAATTAAAGATTCTTTTAGAATCACAGGTTATCAAAAAGAAAATATATTTCAATAGGAGAAATTAAATGGAAGCACAATTATTTCCAGATTCAGAAACAGGCGTACCTGTTACCATAGTACGAGTATCATCAGAAGATAGGAACGGTAACCCTTTAGTAGATAGACTGTCAGGTGACCGACAGAAAGCCATTAGTCTTTACTTACCATGGGAAGGGTTTAGGTTTAGTAAGTATGGAATAACTACATACCTACGTGAAAACCAAATACCCCAAGACTTAAAGTCAGGAGACACTAGGTACTGCCGAGTCATTAGACAAAGCATTAGAACTAAAGATATGTTTACTAAAGACGGACAGCTAGATGGTAGTGAACAATGGCATTGGGATTACTCTATTGCTGAGTGGGATGTTGATAAAGAGTCAACGCTACCAGTAGCAGAACAGCCAGTTGCTACTCCACCATCACAGCAACCAGCAAACCAAAAATCAACAAACCAGAAATCAGTGTCAACTGATTACAAGCCTCGTATAGATGAAACTCAAATGAGAATTATGAGACAGTCTTGTCTAGGTTATGCGTCTAATCTTAGTCAACTTTTACCTGATGAAAATTTTGAGGATGTTATTAGAGTAACTGTACAGGTTGCTGAATTATTACTTAGCTATGTTATTACAGGGAAAACCCTGAATGATGAAACCATTGAGAAAGCATTACGTGTAGTACGAGCCCAAGAGGCACAAGACGTTGGAGATACCAACGATATTGACGAGGAGTGGAACTAATGCAAAAAAGAATAGAAGCTTTGGAACAATCAATTCGTTCTTTAGAAGAAGGTCAGGTAGAAATTCATGAAAGAATTGATAATAGTAATATAAATAAAAATACTCTAGAAAGAAAAGTTGATATTTTTATAAATAAAATTGAACCAATATTTACTAAGTTAAGGAGAGGCACATGAAACTAAGAACTTATGATGGCGTACCTGTTGCTGAACTAATTGGTACAACAGTAGTTAAAAGAGTAAAAGAAAAAACACATATGTTAAGAACACCACCTTCATGGGCGTTTGATAAACAAATAATAGATTACGCTCATGCTAATGGTGCTACAGATATACGAATAGAAGCTACTGATACTGACAAGGTATACAAAACTAGTATTAAAAACTTTATAGACAATTCATTTAATGTTGATAGAGGGTTTGGTAGACAGGTAGCGTTACTAATAAAACACTGGACAACTGGAAGCCCAGAAGGAAAGCAGTTGTCTTTATTTATGGATAGTTAATATGTCAAACAAACGAGAGGAGAAATTTAAAAATATGATAAAAGATATATGGACACAACCAACTAATAATAAACAGCCACGTAAAATAACAAAATACAAAGGCAAAAAATATGAAACACAAACTGTGTTAATAAGATTAGTAAAAAGAAAAAATTCAACAGGAAATATTGACAATCGAATAATTCCATCAGCAGTTATGGATTATGCTGTTAATAGCAAAAATATTATAATAGATGAAAAAGAAGGATTAGCTTTAGTAGAAATTAGATTAACACATCAACAGAATCCTACTATTCCTAGGCACGTTAGAAACTATATGGTAGAACAAGTTGAAATTAAAGATAAAGAATCTATTAGTAAAGAATTTAAATTTAAAGGTATGAAATATTCAGACAGTAAGTTAAATAAACCTAAAGAATCTACAATAAAAGAAGTTGTAGAAGAAGTTGTAGAAGAAGTAATACAACCAATAAAACCACCTATAACAGAAACAATGGTTGTAGAAAAACCTAAAGTTAAAACTACTGCTTCTCCCAAACCACTTGCCAAGAGTGATAAGATAACAATACCAATTATTAGTTTTTCTATATGGAGACTAGCAATTAAATTTACAATAGAGTTTAAAAGATAAGAGGTGTATAGTGAACATTGGAATAAAAACAGATTATGAAACTGATGAAAGATTAGATGAGTTTGAGCCTTATCTAAACTTAAAAGAAGTTAGTAAAATGTTTGGAGTAACACCTCAAACAATAGTTGCATATGTAAGAGAAAAAAATATGCCTTACCACAGAATAGGTAAGGATGGACAGTATAAATTTTTACAATCAGAAATACATAACTGGTCTAAAAAGCAGTAATACTATCAGGGTTAAACCACTCGTGTATATAGCACGTAAGTGATTGGTTTTATATTTGTTCCAATCACGCTCCTTTTTTGTATGTGCCCGGTAATCTCATGAACTTTAGTGGTGGATGTTCCAATGAGTATAGTATAGAAGCATTGTCCTGAGTAAGACTGTAAACTGCTCACAATCATTTAATAGGAGATAACAATGTCACGACCCAGAGAAGATAAGGTTAATGACCTTATAAATAAACACACACAAGAACTACAAGATATTAATCAAAAGGTTTTAGATTGTAGTTGCCAAGTTGATTGCAGTTCTCATGTCTTTGCTAGACGTCAAGTTGAATTAACCCAAGAGTTAATGAATCAAATACAAAAACTATACATGGAAAGAATAGACGCAAAGATGTACACAACTGATGTTGCTTCATTGTTAAGTAACATTGAGAAATTTGCAGAACATAAAGTAAAAGAAAAAATATATAAAACAGACGTGCAACCACGCAAGTCTAAAGGATGGAAGTAATGGATAAAGTAGATACAGAAATGGTAGGTTCAGTAGTTACAGCATGGTATCCAGCAAAAGCACATGAAGATGACAACTACCAAGTAAAAATTGAAGCCAGTGGAATTACAGATAAACACGCAAACTTTAAGACTGAGTTAGATATTTCAGTTAGAGTCCCATCAGCAAAGGATGGACAGTACAGGTGGGAGAGAGTAGAGCATAGTGGTCAGAACTTATTATCGTCAACACTAAAGACTACATTTAGAAAACACATGGAAGAAAGAACTGAGATATACGGAGTGGAGTTTTATTGGGGCAACATACTACAATCATGTGCTGATGGAATTATCAGGGCATATAGAGAAGGTGAGCCTGCAATGAGAGTAGGTAAACTAACTGACTTTGTACCAAGAGATTATGCAGTTAAACCTTTTTTGTTTAGAGGTGTACCTAATTTAATATGGGCTCAAGGTGGTTCAGGTAAGAGTTGGTTTGGGTTGTTGTTTTGTGTACTTATAGATAAAGGTTTAGAAGCACATGGTATTAAAGCTAAACAAGGTAACGCATTATATTTAGACTGGGAAGAAGAACCTGACTTGTTTGTGCAAAGAGTTAAAGCATTACATAAAGGTTTAGGAATTAATTTAGATGAAGAGTCAGGTATTGTGTATAAGAAGATGAGTGGTTCATTAGCAGCCAACATTGAGAATATAGCTAAGATTGTACAGAGAGATAACATTAGTTTCTTAGTAGTAGATAGTGTCAATGCTTCTTTGACTGGTTCTCAGAATGATGATGAAACTATTAGAGAATACTTTAATTCTTTAAATGGTTTAGGGATTACTACACTATCTATTGACCATGCTAACAAGGCAGGAGAAACTACAGGTAAGTGGCAACTAGGTGGTTCAGCTAGTAAGAAACAACGTGCCAGACAAGTGTTTGAATTACGTAGATTCAGAGAGCCTGGAGTCAACAGTTTAGATGTTGTGTGGTATCACGAGAAAGGTAATGATTCAAGATTAGGTAATCCTAAAGCATGGCAACTTAGTTTCCATAATCAAGATTACTACAATGAACAGGACAATGAGAATCAAACAGTATTAGATATGGTTACCTTTGAGTCTATAGATATAGGCGACCCAGATAATCCTAACTTCCAAGCTTTAAGTACTCAGGAAATGGTTTACCAGTTAGTATTTAAGAGAGGTGCTATGTCGGCTGAGACTATAGCCATGGAGATAGGAACAATAAAAGATGAAACATTTAATGTTACTTACATTGAGAAGATAGCTAGAGATTCTCAAAGATTAGAATTGACTAGTGATGGTATTATTAAATTACAAGGGAGTGAAACACAACAATGGAATCTGTAATAAAAATATTAAAAGATGCACGAGAAGATGGTATGTCTGTTAGATTTATTGATGAAAATAATTTGCAGGTAAATGGACCAACGACTGCAAGAAAGTGGTTACCTATTTTAAAAGAACATAAAGAAGAAATACTAAAAATAGTTAAGAATGAATCAATACACTATGAACGCATAGAAAAAATTAAATCTAGGTTACGCAAAGGTCATACCTATTTTATGGGTGTTGATGATAAGATATTTAAGATAGCTGATAAAGATGAACTATCTTCTTTAGAAGAAAGAATGTTAAAGCATCTTGATACATGGATAGAAATAGAGGCAGAAGAATTACGAGCACTATATGAATACGAAGGTTGCATATACAATGACGGCAAATGCCCACCTATGGGCAGAGTACCTGTAAGGTGTACATATTGTTATGAGAATAGTGTTGCCGAATCTTCCACCTAAAGAAGCTAACCCTAATAGTAACTCACATTTCTACACACGTTCTCGTGTACGTAGAGAGCAACATGAACAAATGATTGCATATGTACTGGAACAGGGAAGACCTGATAAGCCTTTTGAAAAAGCACACATTACTATAACGTGGCGTTCTAAAGATAAAAGAAAAAGAGATATAGATAACTTACTATCTGCTATGAAAGGTAGTATTGATGGTCTTGTAGAGGCAGATGTATTAGTAGATGACTCAGCTAAACACTTGTCCTACACCTTGTTCTATGAGTGGGGAGATGACGTTACAAAGAATGAAACTATTCTTGAAATAAAAGAATTACTCTGACTCAAGCACCTTCATTCCTAAAGCTATTATCCCACCTGTACAGCCTGTAGCGATTTCAGAATATCCTTGCCATACACCTACTCCAGATAATAATCCAAGTACAATAATCGCTAAAAATATTTGTGGTCGTAATTTGCCCATCATATTGACACTCCTAATTTATTTCTACGTATCCGTTTTTAGTCCAACGATACCATTGTCCATCTTCTTCTTTAGTCCACTCACCAACTTCTGATTTGCTACCACCATAGTATGGTCGAGCATGACCTTCAGCAATTAACATTTCATTTAAAGAAACTTGAGAACCAAAAGGATAAAGAGAACCTAGTATTCTACCGAACTTTCCTTTGCCTTCTTTAGACGTTCGAAGTACTAGATTCCCTTTATGTTGTGTGCATAGTTCTTTGAGCCTGGCTTTAGATGCTAACCCTAATTTCTTTTCTACCTTGTTACGAGTTCGAGACTCGGGTGTATCAATAGCCATAAGCCTAACCCTATCACGATACTCAATTGAAAAACCCAAATCCAAAACAACATCGCACGTATCGCCATCCACCACTCTTGTAACTTTACACTTATATTCATACATAGACTTACCGTATAAACACTGGCTCTTCAACGACTCCGTCAGCCACAGAGTTGACTTTGACGCTAGTGTTGATGATAAGGTCTGCACTATTAATGTCTCCGTCATCTCCAATCCTAACATTCTCTAAAGTTAGTGTTCCTATTTCAAAGTAGTCAGCATTAAATGCACCTGTCCAAGCACGCACACCATCAAGTATTAATTTATCAATAATGACATCTCCACCTGATGTAGTTTGTATTAATAGGATTCTGTCAACCACCATGTCTGTTGCTTCATATGAGGTCGCTCCACGTCCACTTCCAATAACAACGTCATTAGTTGTGCTACTCATGGTAGGCGAGAATGTGTGACCTGCAACAACTACTGATGAGGTAGCATTAATTTTATATATATCGCCATTAGCCCAATCCATTGTGGGAAACTCTGAGTTACGAATAATTAATTCGTCTATTGTTATTACATCAGTCGTGCTAGTTCCAGAGAGTTGGAAAGCATCTGTCAATCCACTTTTACCCAATGAGATGTTTTCAAACTTAACAACATCCATTCTTATACCTGCTGGCATATTAATCTGAAGCGTTTGACTTCTATCTGCAGGAAACTCAGGGTCTACTATTCTATTACCCACATGATTAGGAGCTGTATATGATGCACCTGTTTGAGGGAAAGTTATCTGTTGTTCGCCTGTAGAAATCAATAAAAACATTGACGCTACAAACCCTAGAGCTACTACAGACAATGAACCTATTATTAACTTCCCACCACCTAAATGTACTCCACCAGGTAAAGGAAGACGAAAGTTCCAAAACTTAGGAAGTTTCATCTTTATCTTAGGAGTATTGAATTTTCTATCCTTCATTTTATTCCTCCTTATTTTTCTTTTTTGATTCGTCATTCATAGCGTTTAATACAGCAGCAGCTGCTGCCGTAACGGGGTTTGCAAATATGGCAAACGCCACGAGTATAATATCTAAATGTGGTGCTATTTCTGCAGGCTTACTAGTAGTCTTCCAGACTATAAGTACACCTAATGTAACAAATGCAAGAAACAACGGACCTACTAAAACTATAGTTAAAAATTGTGAACCAGTCAAAGTTGTCTTAGTAGATGCACGTAATTCTACTATCTCTGCTTTTGCTTCAAGCAGTTGTTCTTCTAAAGATTTTTCTTTGTTTACCATTTGTCCCATAACCTAAGTGTTAGATAACCACTAACAACTAATGATGTTCCACCGATAACCAACCCTAGTAGTCCAATTTTTTTTGCCTTACTCATTGCCTTATTTAATTCCTTAATAATTGGAAGATACAATTTTTCTATGTCTTCAACTTTATTTTTAATCCTTTGATGTTCATGTTCATCCATATTCTCTAAACCCCTTAATAAAACTGCGATTTATTTTTAGTGTCCTATGGTTAGGTATTACTTGGAATAGTTACGTTGCTCTACGTGGCTCAGAGAATAGGGTTAGCTACGGATTCGTGCTGTCTTCAACAGCTTTTACGAGTGCCCAGAACTTTTTCATACATAAACTGCGTTCTTCTCTTGGAACTTTACCATCCTTAACTGAAGCGTGTATTGTTTCAGCTAAGTCAATAAGTTCGTCAATACAAGAACTGTATCTTTTAACAATCTTAAATGCTTTTGTAATGCTCATTAGTCTGCCTCCTTATTGGTATGACCATATTACTCTTATGCCAATGTGTTAATAAATTTTTTAACTTACCCCTTTTGCTGTACACCAGTTATTAACTAATTCAGTTACTTGAGAATTAGATAGTTCAGTTTCATCAGCAATGTTGCTAACAGATGTTACGAATGGATATCTGGTGTGAATATCTAAAACTCTTGTTATTAAATCTGACTGAGATATAGTTTCCCCACCACCTTCGCCAATTCCAATTAGTGTTGAGTCGTCAACATCCCCCCAATATCCACCATCAGATATATAGCTAGGGATTGCTTTGTTATCTAACGTATACTTAATGATTGCCATTTCGTGACTCCTCTAATTGAGGGACATATAAATAGTCATCTCTAATGATTGATTTTAATCCGATTCGATTCATAACTAATTTATGAGCAGAATAAAATTCAGTTGCCATCTGGTCTAAAAACTCATAAAGGTGTTCAACTGATGGCATCTTTTTATTATCCATCATTTCATCAACCTGTTGAATATAATCTCCAACAATTCTTTCAGCAGTCTGAAGATGGATTCCGTACTGTTCAAGGTACTCAGCATTTCCCTGTGTGATATGCCCTGTTAATAACATATCCCTATGTGACTGGCGAAATGCCTGCATAATATGGTGCTTAACCTCATCTTCCTCTGCGTCTCTTTCAGTCCAGTTCTCAGGTATTCCATTAGATATACGAATCTCTTCCATTGCATCTTGAAACGTAGCAATTTCTTTAATTGCTCCTTCAATATACATAGCTCCACGCTCTTGTTGATATCTTGCTTCTTGTATACGAATACGACTCATCTCTGTATCTTGAGCAAGCCACTTTTTAATACGTATTTCTGTCTTAGCATTTTTAAAATACGCATCCTCAATAGCTAACCTTTTCTTTTCTATCTGCGAAAGACATTGACGCATCTGTCGGTAAGGACTCATGGTCAACATAGTAAGTGTCATTAATTGATTTGTGTGTTGAGTGTTACGTCTGCCAAGTGTTTTGTTTGCACGTTCAACTGGAATCATCTTCTCCCCAAAAATCTTGGAAATTTTTGCAGGAGTCATAGTTGAGAAATGCTTTGACATTCCTAATAAGGATTGTTCTATTTTAGCTAATGCGTTCATGACCCACTTGCTCCCCCACCACCTGAAGCTGAAAACCTGTCATAAGATGAATCAGCTGTAGCGTTATTGGCTATGTTAAGAGTATCTAGTTGTCCATTATTATGAGCAGATGTGGTTCCCATGAACACAGAACTTGAGTCGTTGTCTACTGTTGATGTTCTGTTTCTAATAGAAGAAAGGTCACCCCCATCAGTAGCATCCCCTGGAGATGCTATGGTCATATTGTCCATAGTGTCTAATGTAGCTGAAGCATTTTGTCCACCAACAACAACAGCTTTAGTTCCATTTGTAGCTATATCAAAAGCGTTTCTTATACTTGTAAGGTCACCAAAATCTGTGCCGTCATCAGTTGATGTTATGTTGAAATACTCTACTGTATTTACAAGACCACTACTAGTTGCACCACCCGCAAATAAAGCTCGTGAACTATTCCCACAACCACCTAAGTTAGACCCTGCATGTAGGTTGCCACCAGTAGAAGCATTTCCAGTTGATGCAAAAGTTATATATCCATATGCTGTAGAATCGCCACCATTTCTCCCACCGACCCCAGAAGAAAACACTCCTCTAGTACCATTTGAACTTGCTCCATGAGCAGACCCAGTTGCATGAGTGTCTCCAAAATCTTGAGCGTTTCCAGTACTAGCAGTAGTAATGTAATCTATCTGAGCTATATCACTACTGCCATCATGTCCTCCGTAAAATGCAATGCGACCACCTGCACCACTTGATTCTGCACGACAATACCACATTCCGTTACTCAGGTCACCAAAGTCTTGTGCGTTGTTAAGACTTGCAATAGACACATAATCCATTACATTCACATAGGCACTTCCTGTGTAGCCACCACCAAATACTCCTCGGTCACCTTGCCATGCGTTTACAGAAGTCATTTCAAAAGTGTTGTACTTTGCTATGTTAGCTTCAGTTATAGTGTTTAACTTTTCAATATTACCTATTGCTATCGTATTAACTTTTTCTATTTCATTAGCCATTATGCGTGCTCTATAACATCCATACTAGGGTTTATGTAAACCACATCTGGGCTTAGTGCTATACCTACAGCCTGAACGAAAGCCCCATCTGTAGTAGGAGCAGTTGCAGTTAAAGCTCCTGCTGTTTCTGATAGGTAAAGAGTTGCCCCTGTAGTCCAGTTGTAAGTGTCATCACGAATAAAACCTTGTAATAATATAGTTCCAGTAGCAGTATCGCTAATTGCAGCTGGAGCAATTCCTATTGCTCTGGCTGTAGCGTATGCACTAGCGTCAGCCTTAACTACTTCTGATGTTGTTGAATGAATACAAACTAAATCAAATGCAGATATTGCTCCACCTGCTAACATTTGTGCCGTTATTCCTGTAAATGTATGGTCAGTAGTTCCTAGTAATGGAGTACTAATATTTACGTGTTTAGCTTCAGATAAAACAATTCCACCTACAGTAACTATTCCTGAAGTAGTATCGTCTGCATCATTCTTTAAAAATGCGTCATCAACATTTAAAGTATTAGTTGATAGGCTAATGTTTGTTCCTGCTACAAGTGCAGTCTTAGAAATTGCTATAGCTGCACTAGCATTTACATCTGCATTAACTATAGCTCCATCTGCTATTAAAGCAGATGTAATAGCATCATCTGCAATCAAAGCAGTAGTAATAGCGTCATCAGCTATTAAGGCAGATGTTATTGCGTCATCTGCTATATGCTCACTACCTATTGCATCATCTGCTATTTTAGCTCCAGTAACTGCATCAGCATTTATCATAGCTGTTTCTACAGCGTTGTTAGCTATTGTTACAGCACCAGTA